CAAACTGTAACGCGACAGTAAACGCGATTTAATTACATACCCGTAGGGGGTTAGCCATGAGTGAGCAGGATATAGCGGAAGAAGCAGTATTAGATTCCGAACAGCCAAACCTTGAAGCGACAGATCAAGATGAGGTTTCACAGACTGCCGGTGATAGTGGGGAGAGCCACGAGAAAAAAGTCACGTTCAACGAAGAGCAGCAAAAAGTTTTCAATGATATGGCGGCGAAGAAGGCCTTTGAGACTCGTGAACAAAAACGAGCGAATGAGGAACTACAGCGCCAGATCAAAGAATTACAAGCAGCTCAACCAGTTGAACAAGCGCCAAATATACCTGACATGCCCGACCAATACTCAGATAATTATGAGCAAGAAATGGCGGCAAGGGATAAGGCGTTACAAGATAGGGCAGCTTTTGACGCTAACGCTAGCTATCTACGCCAGCAAGCGGATTTGCAAGCGCAAGAAAGCCAGCGATTAGAGAATGAGGCCTTGAGTAAGTCATTAGAAGATTATTCAGGACGCGCACAGAAATTAGGCATTAGTGATAAAGAGTTAGAGGTTGCGGGTAACACAGTGTATGAGTACGGGATAAACGACCATGTTGCGAAGTATATCCTAGCGGATGAACATGGGCCATTAATCACTAAATACCTGAGTGAAAACCCCGTAGCAATGGAGTCTTTAAACAGTATGCCACCTATAAGCGCTGGAGCATTCATCGAGTCACAAGTAAAGCCGCAAGCAATAAAGTTTAAACCAACTACAACTAACGCACCCTCACCTATAGAGACTCTTGTGGGAGCTGGGGTTCCTCCATCGGAGCATCCAGCATTGAAGGGCGGTGTATTTAAATAATAGGAGTTGCCACTCATGGCTAACAATTTAGAAAGTAATATTACCAATAAGGTAATGCGTCGTTTTATTCCTGCCTTTGAAAGTTCAAAGGTTTTGACTAAAACTGTAAACACTTCGATTTATTCGGGGGAATTTACCCCTCAATTCGGGGATTCAATCGCTATTAAGCGTCCGCATCAGTATAAGTCTGTAGAGACGCCTGATGGTGACATTACAGCGGAAACAGCCAACAACATAACGTCTGGCTCTGCTTCTGCGGTAGTCCAAGACTACATTACCGTAGAGATTCCATTCACTAGCCGAGAAGAGGCTTTAGAGCTTGATCAGTTAGATGAGATTATTGCTCCAGCAGCGCAAGAGGTTGTTACTCGCTTGGAGACTAACCTTGGCCGCTTTATGGTAGGCAACTTAGGTCTTCATAACGGCACGGTAGGCACTGGCATCACTAAATGGGGCGACGTTGCCTCTAACCAATCGTTAATGTCGGCTATTGGCGTTCCTATGAATGGTGAGCGTTATGCGGTAATGAACCCTTATGCTATTCAAGACTTGGCTGATACTCAATCAGGCCTTGCATCAGGTGATAACAGCTTGGTTAACATGGCGTGGAAAGAAGCTCAAATCTCTAAGAACTTTGGTGGCTTGCGCGGCCTTACTTCAAACGCTTTGCCTTCTACCACCCTTGGAGCGTTAGCTGGCGGGAGTGGGACTATATCAGTTGCGCCTAACAGCACTTACTTGACAGCTAAAGACACTATGACTCAAACAGTTGTATTGACGGGCTTGACAGCATCAACGGCCAATGCGGTTCGTGCTGGTGATACTATTCAGATCACTCAAGCTGGCCGCTCTAGAATTAATATTTCTACTCGCGAAATTGCTTTCAACAAGACAGGCCAAATTGCATGGTCTTATAAGGTTGTGAGTGGTGGCGATACTGATGGCGGTGGTAGTGTATCGGTAGTGGTTGCGGCAGCGGCTATTAATGATACAGACGGTCAATATAACAACATATCTAGCCCTATCGATGCGGGTGACACGTTCACTATTCTAGGTAGCGCTGATGAGGTTGTTCAGGCAGGCTTATTTTACCATAAGGACGCTATTGCCTTGTCAACAATTGACCTACCTAAGCTACACACTTGGGACACAGTTTTCAACACTAAAGATGGCTTCTCTATTCGATGCACTAAGTTTTCAGACGCACGAGGAAATACTCAAGGTATGCGCTTTGATTTACTCCCCGCCTTTGGTGTAATGAACCCCTTGTTTGGTGGTACATTTTGGGGTGCTGCTTAGTAATACCGCCCCTCCGGGGGCTTTTTTTTGGGGCTTATATTATCTATATATCTTATTTCTTCTACAAAAAAGGCGGCTATGTTCAAATTGCTAGCTGCGAATCAAACAAAGAGTTTTTGATCGGTATGGGCGCGGTCTTATTGGCTGATGATGTTAAACCTCCCCGTAAAAGAGCTAAAAAGGCGTATAATAATGGCAACAGCGGCGAAAGTAATCACGGCGGCACTACAACGGATATTAGTTCAAGGCTCAGAGTCTGACCTACAGCCTGATGAGTATCAGGACGCCATATTTGCAATGAATAATTACATGTTGGCACTGGATGCTGACGGTGTTTCATTAGGTTACACTGAGGTAACAAATTTAGGTGATGAGGTAACAATTCCCACTGGTGCATTGAGAGGACTTATTGCTAATCTAGCTATAGAAGTTTCACCTGACTACAATGGAACAATCACGCAGGGCCTAGTGGGGGCGGCTACAGCAGGGCTAGCGGTAATGCAAAAACTAGGCGTAGGCACTCCCATCACTCACCTGCCTTGCACCCTCCCAACAGGCTCGGGTAATAGTGGTCACTATAATTCACATTTTTATGACTGTAGAGAGGATGATATACTATCTGAGACAACAGGTAGCATAGCTTTAGAATCAGGAACCAATCAGGCAGCAGGGGAATAGAATGGCTCATAATAATAGTAGGGGCAGGAAAAAGAGTAACTTTCCAGCGTCGCCAACTACTCTGGCCGGAGCAAATTTAGACTTTTTTGTGCAAGGTGTTAACTACAAGATAACCTATGAAAACTTTATAGCTGGTCTGGGTGTGACGGGGACGCTAGAGCAAGAAGGTAATGTTTTAGGTACTCCTGTTTTAGATATTCAAGGCACTGTTAATAATATTCGCAACTTAGAGAACGGCGCTGGGGTAAAAGCCTCGGTTAGTCCTGAGGGCGGGATAACACTAGAGCATAACTTTACAGCCGATAATTCTGGCTTGCCTATTCTCGCAAACCCAGCATTAGCTAGTCCAACTATCCGCAGCTTAATAGCTGGTGACGGTATAACAGTTACTAAAGACTCAGGAAACGAAGCTATTGTTGTCGGTTTAGGCGAGCCTGTAGCCACTAAAACTATAAGCGTTAATACTATTTCAGATTTTCCGGCGGCGGTAGGTGGAGTTATTACGCTAGAGCCTGAGACTGATTACTTCATTACTAATGATATAACTACAGATAAAAGGTTTATATTTGGCGATGCCACTCAGATAAGAAGCGTAGGAACTGAGACGATAGCATTATCTTACACTGGCAGCGGAGATATGTTTACTGGTATTGACGTTTCGTTCAGAATAGCAGGCATAGCGCTATCATGCCCGACAGGTACGCTTCTTAATGTGACTGATACAGTAGGAAATGAAAAGAAAAACAATGTCTTTCTTGATACCGTCACAGTCAGGGAGTGCGATAAAGCTGGCGTTTTAACTTCTTTATTTGCTCTATATATTCATGCCTCTGAATTTACAAAGGTTAATTCTAACGGTTTCGAGTTTTTGGGTGGGGCGCAAGGATTCGGATATATTGACGTTCAATGGGTAGACCACACTATTGAAGCCGGAGCTATGTATGATTTAGGTACTGCTGTATTTGACGGCGTTAGTATCAATAACCATATTAATTTTTTAAATGGTTCCTCTAGCTTTGTATCGGGGCTAACAGGTAGTGCTAATATAGCTGCAAACTCTATCGGTACGATTACATTAGGAAGGTTTGAGGGAACAGGTACACCGTTAAACAATATTACTTCTGAGGATTCTAGCTGGGACATGCAGCTTAACGAAGGCATAGCTAACACTAGGCCGGATGCTTTGCTAACTCTTCGTGGAAATTCCACGCAAACTTCAATTAATGTAAATACACCTGTTAAAGTTGTGGGTACATGGGTTACTGAAAGATCTTCGCAGTTTGATGTTGACTCGACAGGAACATCTATTTACAGAGCAAGTAAGCCAAGCGGCGGTATACCGATTACAATATCTGGAAATGTAAGGGTGGTAAGTGGTCAGCCTGATGATATAGTTGTTTATTTAGCTATAAACGGCTCAGAGATAATTAATTCAGGAGCGCCAACTGAGGTACCTACCGGCTCGCCCGGCGTTCCATTTTCTATTGTTATTTGGCAGGAAGAGTTGCAGAGTGGAGACGAGCTAGAGATGTGGATTGAAAATCAAACTAATGGAACTAATGTAATAGTTGAAAGCGCTACCATAAGGATTAACTAAGTGCCGATAACTACGCTACCGATAGCAAACGGCTTTTATCTTTCCGAGAGCTTACCAATATCAGCGCAAGAATGTACGAATTGGTATCCTAACATCGTACAAACTGAGGGGCTAAATAACGAAACTTTGTTTGGTACACCGGGGCTAGAGCAATTAGCTACCAGTGGGCTGCTAGATGAATCGAACCGGGCTGCTCAAACGATGGCGGGCATACCTTACTTCGTTAATGGTAACTCGCTCTACAGGCTTAACAGATCAACAGTTGACAGCGTTGTTACTTATGATCTTGAGGTATTGGGGCTAGTTGAAGGGGAGGGCAGAGTATCTATAGCTAATAACGGCACTCAGCTGATGCTATTAGTGCCGGGCGGGAAAGGCTATATCTTTACTGAGTCACCAGATACCTTTACGGAAATAACCGACGTTGATTTTAGAGCGAACGGTGATCCGCAAATAGTTGTTTATATCGACGGTTATTTTGTATGCACTACTGATTCTAAGAAGTTCATTACATCGTCGCTTAATAATGGGTTGAGCTATAATGCTTTAGATTTTGGCACAGCAGAAGCAGACCCGGATGATATTGTTGCCCCTATAGTATTTAAGAACCAGTTGTTTATCGGCGGTGCAAGCACAATGGAA